AATGGTAGAGCGAGCGGCTGTTAACCGCTAGGTTCTAGGTTCGAGTCCTAGTCGGGGAGCTTCTGACCGGCCCGCGAAAGCGGGCCGGTTTTGCTTTACGGCCCGGTTGGTTTCCGGCGTCCGGGCGGGGTGGCGGAAACGTCGCAGATTCCGGGGCCAAACGCGGGACCGGGTTGGCCGCCGCGCTCTCCGTTTGCGTCGGCCCGATCGGGCTGCGACGAGAACCCCGGGCGTTCGTGTCGCCCTCTCGGCCGAACCTCTCAAACTCTCTCCGACTCTCGGTTAGCGCCCCCGCCGATTTGACGCGGGGTTCCGATCGGGGGTGAACAGGGATCGGAACGGTCGCGGAAAGTAGACGATCGCTCGTACCCTCTGTAACCGCACGCTTGGGAGGCGCTCAATGTTGATCTACTGCTCGCGGATCAGTCTGGTTCCTTCGGAGTCCGACGAGTCTCTCCTCGCTCCAATTGCGAACTGGCTCTCCGGCAAGCTCCAGCGACGTCTTGATCGCGCGCGGCTGCTTGAAGACGGCGATGTTCGACTCGACGACGGCAGTGGCTGTGAGTGGTGGTCCGTGCCGCAGGACGCGGAGCATTGGCGGGCCATTCGCTACTGGCACCCCGACCGCGTCACTCGGGGAAGGGAGTGGCACACGGAGATCGGCGTCCACCGAGCGGAGGGGCGATTCGTCACTTCTGTGCTCCTCCGAACCCACGAAACTAGCGCGCTTGTTGACCCACGCGTAGAAACAACCCGACCGAAGGTCGTGGCAGAGATCTTCGAGCACTGCAAGGTGGCAGCTGAGACGTCGGGCGGCCGGGCGCGGGAACTGCGACTGGAGGATGCGGAGAGCTTCCTCAACGAGGTGCACAGCCCCGAGCGGACGCATCCGATTATCCAGATCAGCAGCGACGGCAACGGTCAGTTCTTGATGCAGCCGGAGCGAGCCGCGTCGTTGCTGGCGGGGGTTGCACTCGTGGCGATGATTCCGCCTGAGGTGGACACCTTCGCGCTGGAGGAGGCGCTCGACGGGAGATACTGCTGCTACAACGGTGCCGTGAACATCATCTGGCCTCGCTCGCGGAGCCTCTCGGGCGCGTTCGTTCCGTTCCAGCGAATCATGCCGGAGCAAATTCTTGGTGTCCGCTCTCGGGGAACCTGGCCGGAGAACCAACTGCTCGCCACCGTTTGCGATCGCATGAATGAGGTTTATGCGAGGGAGCACATCTCCCCAGAGATTGTCAGGGCCGTACGGCACCGGTGGTCTCTGGAGGTTGCGAAGCGATCCACCACGAAGACCGATCCTGAACTCGACTCACTGTACAAGCAGGTCGACAAAGACCAACGCGAGGAGATCGACCGCCTGAAGGGTGATCTTGCCGCAAGAGACGAAGCCCTTGCGGCCGCGAAGGACACGATTGACGATTTGGATGCCAAGTGTCGAGCGATCAAGGGGCAATTGGACCAGGCGGGGCTGCGAAGTGCCCCTGCAGCCGCGAGCTCGTTGTCGAACGATACCAAGGCTCTTCTGCTACGTGTAGCGACAGAGGAGTTCACGCTCGAGGATGCATTGAAGGTGCTCGCAACAGTGTTCCCCGATCGGCTGACCATTCTGGATTCAGCGTGGAAGTCCGCTCGTGCCGCGGATGACTTCAAGTATCCGCGCCGGGCATTCGAGCTGATGCACACGCTTTGCGATGACTACTGGTCAATCCTCAATGCGGGCAAGGGCGACAACGAGGCGAAGGGGGTCTTTGGCCAGAAGTCGTTTGCAGCAAACGAATCAAAGACCGCCCGCGACAACAAGCGCTCCCAGTCTCTTCGGACATTCATCCACAAGGGAAGCTCGGTCGAGATGATGAAGCACTTGAAGATCGGTGCGCCGAGCGAGGGGACGGCCGAGACTTGGCGATGCCATTTCGAGTGGGACGCAGCCGAGCGCCGCGTCGTGATTGGGCATTGTGGAAAGCACCTCGACCATCGTTGAGGTAGTTGGGTTAAGCGTCTTTCGATCGACGCACTTTCGCCACATCTGACGCCGTTCGCGTAGATGGTGGTTAACGGCCTGCCGCGTGGCTGGCTCGCTCAACTGACCATCGCCGGCCCCCACCGGGCTCGCGCACGGACGAACGCATGACCATCGACCTCGACGAGGGGGCCGAGCGCGATGACCTCGCGCACCCCCACCTGGTGACTCCCACCAAGCGTCTGCATGCCATCGCCCAGATCCTGGCCGATGGCATCCGCCGCCAGCGAGAGGATGCCCGCCGCATGGGCGAGTCGGGCGACATCTTCGCCCCGTCAGAAAGAGAGGAAAATGGACTTGAACCCTCGGGACCGGTCCGCCTTGATCGTCCGCTTGGTTGACGCCTTTCGAACCGGAGAGTCCCGATGAACCCCACGCCCGATGACATTCCCGCGACGGTGAAGGCCCTTGGCCGACTCACCGTTCCCGAACTGAAGCAGCGCTACGCCGAGGTCTTCGGCGAGCCAACGCGGACGAACCACAAGCAGTACCTGATCAAGCGGATCGTTTGGCGGATGCAGGCGCTCCGCGAGGGCGGTTTGTCGGAGCGGGCACGAAGGCGGGCGCTCGAACTGGCCGACGACGCGGAGATCCGCACGAGCGCCCCGCGTGCCGCCGACGCGGCCGCGAACGGCACGGTGCGGACGGTTGCGGCGTCGTTCGACGCTGGCCGCCCCGATACGTTCCCGAAGCCCGGGGCCGTGATCCGCCGCGAGTACAAGGGACGGGCGATCGTGGTGCGGGTGCTGCCTCGGGGCTTTGAGTACGAGGGCGAGGTCTACCGGTCGCTCACTGCGATCGCGCAGAAGATCACCGGGGCGCACTGGAACGGGGTGAGCTTCTTCCGCCTGCCGTCGGCTCGCGGGCAGCAGAAGGCGGAGTCCCGCGCATGAAGAGACGATCCGAGTCCAAGTCGCCGGCCCAGATCCGCTGCGCGATCTACACCCGCAAGAGCACCGAGGAGGGGCTGGAGCAGGAGTTCAACTCGCTCGACGCCCAACGGGAAAGCGGCGAGGCGTACATCGCCAGCCAGAAGAACGAGGGGTGGGTGTGCCTGCCGGATCGGTACGACGACGGCGGGTTCACCGGCGGGAACATGGACCGGCCGGCGCTGAAGCGCCTCATGGCCGACATCGAAGCGGGGAAGGTGGATTGCATCGTTGTCTACAAGGTGGACCGGCTGAGCCGGTCGCTCATCGACTTCGCCCGGATGATGGAGATCTTCGAGCGGAAGAAGATCTCGTTCGTCTCGGTGACGCAGCAGTTCAACACCACGCAGTCGATGGGGCGGCTCACGCTGAACATCCTGCTCTCGTTTGCGCAGTTCGAGCGGGAGATCATCTCGGAGCGGACGCGGGACAAGATCGCGGCTGCTCGGCGCAAGGGCAAGTGGTCGGGTGGGCGCTCGGTGATTGGGTACGACGTAGACCCGGTGACGAAGAAGCTCGTGGTCAATCGGGAAGAAGCGGAACTCGTACGCGAGATCTTCGGCCTGTACCGCGCGAAGCGGTCGCTCCTTGACATCGCACGCGAGTTGAACGACCGCAGCCTGCGGACCAAGGCCGTCCGCACGTCCAAGGGTGCGGCGTACGGCGGTCGTGAGTGGGACAAGCCCGCCGTGCTGAAGGTCCTGACCAACATCCTGTACCGGGGGCGGGTGCGGTACAAGGCCGAGACGTTCGCGGGCGAGCACGAGGCGATCGTGGATGACGCCTTGTGGGCCAAGGTCAACGAGATGCTCCGGCACAACGGCCGCGACGGCGGGATGGTGGCACGGAACAAGTTCGGCGCGCTGCTCAAAGGGCTCATCCACTGCAACCCGTGCGGGCTCACGATGGGCCACACGATGACCACCAAGGCCGGATCGCGCGCGTACCGCTACTACGTCTGCTACAAGGCGCAGAAGCAGGGATGGGATTCGTGCCCGTGCCGGTCGCTGCCTGCCGAGCAGATTGAGAGGTTCGTCGTCGACCAGATTCGGAGCATCGGGAAGGACCCGTCGCTCCTCTCTCTGACGCTGGCGAAGTGCCGCGAGCAGATGACCGAACATCGCACGGCGGCGGAGGGTGAACTGAGCGCGGTTGAGCGCGAGATGGCCCGGCTCCAAGCAGACCTGGTGCGCGTCGCCCGCGACGCGGCCACCGACGTCCACGCGGCATCACGGCTCGCGGACCTGCACGAGAAGGTGCGGGCGTGCGAGGAGCGGGCCGAATCGTTGAACCAGAAGCTCGCCGATTCGAGCGCAGACGAGATCACGAAGGCCGATGTGGACGCGGCGCTGGCTGAGTTCGATGGCGTCTGGTCCCGTCTTTCGCCCAAGGAACAAGCCCGGTTGATGCGGATGCTCGTCCAGCGCGTGGACTACGACGCCACCAAGGGGTCGGTCTCGATCACTTTCCACCCGCTAGGCCTGAGATCGATTGGCCAGCGCGGGCACGGGGAGGAAGCGGCATGAGCGACGGCATCAAGCTCGACTTCAAGGTTCACTTCACGACGGGCCAGTGCGGTTCGCGAGTGATGCACACGGGCGAGCGTGCCACGCCGCTAGCAGCGCCCCCGGGCCACGTGCCGCGCATCTCGCGTTTGATGGCGCTGGCGATACGGTTCGAAGACCTGGTGCGCAGCGGTGAGATGGCCGACTTCGCTGAGATCGCCGAGCTGGGGCAGGTCACCCGCGCTCGAGTGAGCCAGATCGCCAATCTCCTGAATCTCGCCCCGGACATCCAGGAGGCGATCCTGCTTCTGGGTCGCACGAATGGGGTCCGGGAGGCCCCAACCGAGAGGCAGATCCGCTCGATCGCATCAGAACCGGATTGGAACCAGCAACGATCGCGATGGGCGGAAATCTTTACGCATGTGTAAGTGGTTGCTTGGCAAGCACTTACGGCTCGCTTGATCCGCTCGACCCCACCCAACCAGCGACCTATCGCTGAATTTGCCATTCGGCGCTTTGACATCGAAATACGCTTCGTGTATTCTTTGCCACCGTCCGTATTTCGGGCGGACAAGACTGAATCAGTGGCGTAAACTCTGCCTTGCCGAACGAGCCCATCAGCGACAAATCCAAGGAGCAAACGATGACCAGCAACGAGAACACCGGGAAGCAGGCGGACCTTCTGGCTGAAGAGGCTACCGCGTCGGAGTCTCCCAAGGACCGCGCCGGCAAGAGCGCTGATCGGAAGCACGGCAAGAGCTTCGTGTATCTGGGCTTGAAGGAGTGTGACGACGCCCTCCGGAAGATCGACCCGCACGAGAAGCGGATGTCCATCGATAGCTTTGCGCGGGCACTGGGGCACGATGCCCCCAAGGGCCGTTTTCTCCACAAGCTCGATGCGCTGCAGAGCTTCACGCTCATTGAGAAAGACCCCGAGAGCGTCCGCCTGACACCGCTCGCGATCGACATGCTGTACGGCGGAAGCGAAGCCGCCAAGGCCAAGGCGCGGGCCCAGGCATTGCTGGCCTACCCCGAGTTCAAAAAGGTCTTCGTTGACTGCCCAAAGGGCCAAGACAATCAACGCTCGCACACCGAGGACTACATCCGCGCGAAACTCGGAATCGTGAACGAAGTGGACCGGTTCATCAAGCTCTTCCTCGAGTCCGCCCACTTCGCCGGGCTTCTCGAAGGCACTCCGAACCCCGAAGCGAAGACCTTCCGGCTTCGGACCGCGCCCACGTCCATTGGTCAGGCTGGTGACAACAACGGTTCGCCCGGCGTCGTTGTTGACGAGTACTCACCGATGCCTATCGAGGAGGTGGAGGCATGCCTTGAGGCGGTCGGACTCAGCGCTTACGGAACTCGCAGCGAGGTCCGGCAGCGGACCGTCGGCAAGATCAAGCTCGAGGTCAGCGACGGAAAGATCATGGTGACGGTGGACCGTCCCGTTCGGATCGTGATCAAGACGGCCGAGGCGCTCAGTGAGCTTCAGCAAATCTTGGCTTCGATGCAGGAGAAAGGCCTGAAGGCTTGACGAAGCGTCGACCCATCTAGAAAGCCGCCTGCGCCAGCGGTAACTGGTGCAGGCAGGCTCAGTCGTGCTTCCGCGGCCAAGCAGATCGGCCAAGCGGAAGGCCGGGACGGTTCCCGACTCAGGCTGGCACCTGAGGATAGTGCGGCGAACCGACGGCGACAAGACGTTCTGCTCGATTGCAGGAGTTTGCCGTGAACACGCACAACCACATCACCTAGCCAACTGCTCGCACTGACACCGAGGCTCCGAAGGGCGATGACCATGCCGCAGGCTGCGGCAGCGTGATCCGTCCGCGGTGACTCTGCGCTCACTGCTAGCCGTCAAGTCCGTTCACTCGTTTTGGACCGTCTGTGGTTTCCCGCCTCAGCGAGCGCGATCGCTGCGCGCCGTTACGGATGACTCGCCATGATGATCGACGACGTCTCTCTGCAGTTCAGCCGCAAGCTGGCCCGAATCAAAGCAGGTCAGATCACCAAGAAGTACCGCTCGCTCGAAGTCGAGGATGTCGAGCAGAAGTTGATCCTGGAGGTTCTGCTTCGCTGGCCTCGGTACGACCCGTGCAGGGCGACGAAGAGCGCTTTCGTCGAAGAGATCATCCGCAGCAAGGTGTGCAAGCTCTTGCGGACTGAGCGGCGCAGGCTGATCAGGCAGCGGCGCGCTACCGCAATCCTCGCCGCCTCGGCGCGAGAGGACGATCCGCACGACTCGATCCGCTCGTTGTCGCTTCGCATTGACTTGCCGTGCGTGGTGAGCAAGCTCCCGGCCAATCTGATCGAGGCATGTGACCGCCTTGCTCATGAGACTCGCTCAACGGCAGCGGATGCGGCTGGCATGTCACGGAACGGCCTCGCCGGCGCGATCAAGCGCTCTCGCTCGATCTTCCGACAGCACTCGCTTGATTTCTATCTGTGAGTGGGCAGCGCGCGAAGCAGCGGGTTAGAAGAGATGTGAGAGCACACCCATCACAACGAGTCCTGCTGTTAGGACTCGCTCCGATCGACGGCGCACGAGTGCTGCGCGTCGCATCGTGCTCACAGCGAGCCAGCCCACATGAAGATCGATCCCAAGCACATCTCCTTCGCCGAACTCGTCATCCGCACGCAGGTCAAGTGGCTGCGCGAGAGAGGTGTCATTCGTCGTAGCGAGGCCGAGGACTTCGCCAGCGACTTGATGGCGCAGTTGCTGGAGGCATGGAACGGCTTTGATCCCGAGCGAGGAACCCGCGAGGCCTTCATTAACCAAGTGGTTAGCACGCGGATCCTCTCACTTCTGCGAGACCGGCGTGCCCAAAAGCGGCGAGGCAACCCGCTGCCGCTCGACGCAGATGGTGGCTCCGTTGCCGATCCCGCGTGCGCGGGCGACACGTGGATTCGCACGATCGATCTGCGGGTGGATCTTGAGTCTGCCCGTAGCAAGCTGACCCCGAAGCAGCGAGCGGTCTGCGATCAGCTCCTGCGTGACGTGGTGTCCCCCGCCGCCAAGGAGATGGGTGTGCCACGGAGCACGTTCCGCTACGCCGTCACCAAGATCCGTCAGATCTTCCGCGACGCCGGGTTGGAGGAATACCTCTGATGCGTTCGCCACTTTCCGACCGCTTCGCGTAGATGGCCCAAGGAGAACAGCCATGAACACCGGCAGCGCCCGCACGGGCCGGATTGTGTACCGGCTCACGTTTGACATCCCTGTCGATATGGAGGCGGTCGAGGAGACGCTCCTGCTGGCGATCCTCGCCGTGGGTTGCCTCTACGGCGAGGCCGCCGTTCGTCTCGATGCTGGCTACGCGATTGACACCGACGCTCGCGTGGTCGTGATCGACGGCAGCACCGACATCGGTTGCGCGGTGGCCCGCATCTTCATCGGCTTCTGCACCCGTGAGTTCGGTGGTGACACCTTCAGCATGGTTCGTTCTGACGGACCGGTGCCGAAACGCCCCTCAGCGGCCAAGCAGGCGTGTGGGGCTGGTAGGTGACCGTCCCGCTCGTCCGCCTCGGTCAAGGTGCGTTCACCCGCGAGATCTGGCCCCACGACCTCGATCCCTCATTCCCCAAGCACGGAGATCCCATGCCCGCAACCTCGACCGCCAGCCCCCACACCCTCTTGAACCAGATCAGCAAGGGCCGCAAGGCCCGCCCGCGCCGCGTGATGCTGTACGGCACTCACGGCATCGGCAAGAGCACCTTCGGCGCGATGGCCGAGAAGCCCATCTTCGTCCCTACCGAGGACGGCCTGGCCGACATCGACTGCGAGAGCTTCCCGCTCGCCCGCAGTCTCGGCGAGGTGATGGCGGCGCTCGAGTCGTTGTACTCGGGCGACCACGATTACCGCACCGTCGTCATTGACAGCCTGGACTGGCTCGAGCGCCTGATCTGGGCCGAGGTGTGCGCC